TTCATCGCCTCGTAGAGCGGGGGATTCTGTCGCGCGAGCTGCTCGACTTCCTCCGTCATCAGGAACTGCGACTTGTGCATCAAGTGCTGATGGAGGGCTTCGAGGCCCCACCATGGCTGCGGCACGGCGGCGGTATCGGCCGGGTCCATGACCTGCTCGGGATACTGCGCGGCCTTCCAGCGGTCCAACTGCCGAGCAATCTGTTTGCGGACGACGTTCTGCGAGGGCTTCAGCTCGTTGAGGTCGAGCAGTGTGAGCATCTTGCTCGCGAGTTCGGGGTCCTGCGCGGGCTGGAGCGCGCCCATGCCGACCGCTTCCTTGATCTTCAGGTTCATCATCAACGGGCTCTTCGGCCACGCCGAGGCGGGCTCGCAGAACACATCGACGTGCCCCTTCAGGTTGGTGAAAGCGAACTGATCGACCGCCCATTGCCCGTCCTCGCCCTTGATGGCGCGGAAGCGCGGGGACCATGCGGACTGCCGGGCGATGAGGAGCAGGAGCCGCGAGAGCCGCAGCTCGAACTCCACCAGCGTGTCGAGCGGCGTCTTGAACGCCGCCATCCCGCGCTCCTGCAGAATCTGCACTTCTCCGAGCGTCGGGTCACCCGATGGCCGGTTGCCCATGAGCACCGCATTGAGCTTGCTGACCTCCTCCATCTTTTCGTCGATGAGGCGCAGATACTCGTAGGCACTGCTGTCGGCGCCCTGTCCGCGCTCCGTGATCGGGCGCTCACCGGGCACTTGCGAGCGGAAGCGGACCTGTTCACCGGGGCGTCCGGTCGGCTGGTCTTCGAGAATCACCGACAGCGGGGTCCAGGTGCGCGGCGCCGCGTTGTGCAGCAGCGACAGCGCAATCAGGGACTCGATGAGATTCCGCCAATACTGCAGCGGGACCAGGTCATCGGCCGGCGGCTTGTTGAACGGGGTGCCCGGCGCGAGCGCAAAGCTGCGGAGCAGGACGTTCTTGACCGGCTTGCCGTCGTCATCCGCGTGCGGCAACGGCCCGGCCTCGACCATCGACTCGTTGATCATCACGGCGTAGAGGCCCTTCGGGAACGCCTCGGTCGGGTCGTGAAAGAGCTGATAGACGATGGGGCCCATCGGGTCAGCCGCGCCTACCGTGCCGTAGCTCCGCGCCGCACTGGGGGCCGAGAGCCGCGCCATCGCATCGGCATACTGCCGTTGCACGCCCGCGTTGCCCGTGCCGCCGCGCGCCGCGCTCTCAATCAGCTCCTTCGCGTTGGGCCACGTCTTGACGGCGTCCTCTTTCGCGAACCGGGTGTGCAGCAGAATCCACGGCACCTCGCGCTCGTCCGACATGCGCGCCGAGCGCGGCAACGAGAACTCGAAGCTGGGATGCAGCCGCGCCTTCATCTGGCCGACCTGATACGCCTGCCCGGCAGGGGTCCCATCGGGGTTCGCGGGCGGCATCGTCATCGCCTCCGCCTCGCCGCCGCAGCCAGGACATTCGCCCGCTTCGTCGACTTCGAGCTGCGTGTATTGCTCGCCGCACTGGGGGCAGAGAAGCGACGGAATGACCTGCTCGGGCCCGGTGTTGGCGTCGTAGTAGACGTGCAGCGCCACCTTGTCGAGCAGCGTGATGTGCTTGTGAATCTGCCGCCGCAGCGTGTCGTAGTTGATTTCCTCGAACAGCGCGGGCATGGCCGACTCGATGACCTCCGACGCCGCGACATCGCTGTCGTCATCGGTGACCGAACGCCACTCCTGCGCCGGCTCGGACTGGTCGAGCAGCGCCGTGATGCCGTCGATCTTGGTCGCGAACACGTTGGTGCAGGCGCGTGGCACCCACTCCGGCAGGGCCGCATCGTCGCCGTCGTAGGGCCGTGGCACCCACGAATTGCTGCTGCGGTCCCACACCACCCACGTGTTGTCGACGCCGCCCCGGTAGTTGAGGAGCGCCAGCCAGTCGGCCTTGTCGCGTTCGAGCCGCGCCGTGTTCTGGCGCGCATCATCGACGCAGGCCTGCATCAGCTCCAGCGCATTCGGGTCCGCCGTCAGGTCAGTCGGTTCGTTCAACGGTGCCTATCTCGCGCTTCCCCATGGCCGTGAACACCCGTTGGAACGGGTCGTCTACGACCGGCGGTTTACTGAAGACGTGATTGGTGATGTCGCCGCGTCGGAAGAGCGTGCTATCCAGCAAGAGTTCTGCCTTCTGCCGCCAGTAGTCGCGTTCGTGCCGCAGCTCGCCCACGAGCGCCTCGGCCTCGACGAGCCGCCGATACCAATTCAACACGTGCCCTCTTCCCGCCCCGCCCAGTCACGCAGCAGCAGCTCCGCCACCGTGCCCACCGCGAGCGCGTTCCAGAACCCGCCCGCATACCCGGCGAATCCGACGATGTAGAGCCAGTTGCCGACATACATCGGGTGCTTCAGGTAGCGATACGGGCCGCGCGTCGTGCGCTCGACCCACGGCACCGGCTGCATCGTCGTGCCCGGCGGCAGCGACTGCATCGCCCAGCCTTGCAGCGCGAGGCCGACGACGACGCACGCCCACCACCACACCGCACTAGGGCGCGGCATAGATCGGCACCACTCGTGCGTCGGTGCGGGCCACCCGCGCCGGATCACGGTCGCGCAGAATCGGTTTCCGCCGACAGCGCCGCTTCGAGTCCTCAATCACGGCGGTCTGCACTTGCTGCTGGAGCTTCGCGGTGAGCGCGTGCAGCGTCTGCATACGGAGCTGCATCGCCAGCAGTTCTTCGTGCTCCTCTCGCCCAAAACTGATCGCGATTTGCTCGAACACGGTCAACGCGCGGTCGAACGTCGCGAGGATTGTCCGCATGGACTGCACGTTGTGTGTCGTATATGGCGTCATCGCAGCACGAACCCTCGGACATCGAGCGTGGTGGACTTCCCTCGGGCGCCATGGCGTTTTGCCATCGCCTCCTGATGTCGCCGTGACAGCTCGTCGAGCACGGCGAACTCGCTGTCGCGCCGTTTCGGTTTCGGCAGCGACGGCCGCGCCTGCCAGAACAGCCCGACCTCGTCGTAGGCGTGGTCTTCGGCGTCGGTGTCTACGTCCTCGCGGTCATCCGGGTCGAACGGCAACTGCGGCAACGTCCGCAGCAGGTTCGGGCACGCCGCCGTGATTTGCCACCACGGGAATCCGTCAGGAGCGGTGGAAAGCGCCGCTTTGACGCGCTGCACACGGGCGTGGCGGTCGGTGGACCCTTGCTTGAGAAACAGGCCGCAGGGTCGGGCGAATTCGTCGTCGTAGACTTCCGCGATGGACTTGCCGAGCCCCTGCTCCATGCGTGAGCCCCACATCGAGCGGTCCATCACGCCCCACTGGATGTTCCACAGCTCGCGGCCGACCTGTTTGTGGTGCTCGCGGATGCGCTCGACGTAGGCGCGCAGCATCTGCGCTTGAATCACGTCCCGTTTGCCGGTGAGGTAGAACTCCTTGAACGTCACCGTCCGTCCGCCGGCCAGCACGGCGTGAAAGTGCACGGCCCACGGCGCGGCGTAGCCGTAGTCGACGGAAAAGTAGATGAGCGCGCCATCCGGGGGCGTCCAGGCGTCGTCGGGGATCCGGTGCCACGGGATAACCGTGCCGACTTCGAGCCCGTGGGCGCGCAGCTCCAGGTCAGAATCGAGCACGCGCTTCTCGGTGCGGAACTCGTCGAAGACTTGGCCCTTCCACACGTCCCAGTCGCCTTCGGAGAGCATCCGGCGCTCGTCCTCGGGCAGGGCCTGCAGCCGGTGCCAGTAGTCGGGGTCCGCCGTCATCAGCGCCGCGTTGTCCTGCACCTTCGCCGGGACAAAGCAGCGCGTCATCATTTTTTGCGTCGGCCGGTCGGGCGGCGACGCGGGCGTCCACACCTGATACGGGTGGATGGGAATGCCCCGCGAATCCAGCGGCGTCGGGTCGATGAAGCGGGCCTTCACCCAGGCGTGTCCCACATTCCCCGGATTGCTGGCGAGGCGCACGCGCGCCTTCACGCCCTTGAACCGGGAGCGGACGCGCGAGGTCAGGTAGGTATATTGGTATTCCGTGAAGTGGGTCGCTTCGTCGAGGCCCAGCATCACCCACTGCGCCGACTGGTAGCGATACACGTCGCTCTCCCGCGCGCAGTAGCGAAACCAGAGGATGCTGCCGTTTTTGAACTTCCATCGTTTGCGCCCGGCTTCGTATTTGGCGAGGTCCTTCGGAAAAAGGGCTTGCGAGCGGAGAATCAGCGACGCTTCGAGTTCTTCGTAGGTGCGGCGGAAGAGCGCGACCTCGACGCCCGCGTGTTCGAGACAGACGGTGCCCGCTTCAAGCAGCAGCCACTCGCTCTTGCCGCCACCCGCCGCGCCGCCGTAGAGCAGCTCGTCGGCGTCGCACGCATGGGCGAGCCGCTGTTTCGGATTCGGCTCGGACGGCTCGTTGGTCGTCGCGTCCCGATAGCCGAAGTAGACCGACCGGAAGTCATGCGGGCCGGGCTGGGATGGCACCCCTCATTCGTTTCTCTCCTGGTTTACACTCGTCGCTGCGTGCCGACCCTGCCAGCCAAGCTCCGCGATCTCGAAGCGTTGCGCGCCCTCATCAGCCACGATGAACCCTTGCTTGTGAACTACGACCGTGGAATCCGCGCGTTCGTGGTCGAGCATGTGCGCTCGCACGAAATCCTAATTGCCGGGCGGTATCAGCTCGTCCACATTTACCTGCGCGGCTATCGACGCGGCTTCATCGACACGTCGTTGTAAGTGCGTCGGTCGCCCCACCACGCCGACGCGGGCACGAACTCAGGGCCATCACGCCGCCGCGCTTCGTGCCGCCTCGCCTAAGGATGACCAGCGGTCCCATGGCGCTCGCTGGTCCCCTCGGCGGAGGGCACGTCGCGCTCGCGTTGTCGATAAATCAGACGCAGCGAGCTGTCGATGGAATGCAGGTCGAAGTGGTGATCCCCGCTCCGCGAGCGGTAGCAGATGCTCAGGTCCGGCTTCTGCACTTGCACCGGCATCCGTTGCTGCTGCAACGTCACGAGAATCACCATCGACCCCATCGGCATGGTTAGTCGACCGGATACTGCGCGACCGCGCGGTCGTAGGCTGAGCCCGCGCCGCTGTTGCCGCCGAGCGTCTGGCCCTGCGGCGGGCCCTGTCGCAGCGTGTCCGCGACGCGGTCCATGTGGCTCTGCTTCGCGGCTTCCTGCGCGGCGAATTCGCCGTTGCTGACGTATTGCAGGACGTTCATTCGCTGATGCGGGTCGAGCTTGGCGAGCATCCGCTTGATCCGGCCGATGGCGAGCAATTCAGTGTCGTGTGTCATGTGCCTCTCTCCTGGTTGACGAGCGTTACGTGTTCACTACTTCAAAAGCGGTGACCGAGAAGCGGCCGTAGGTCGGCCGATAGTCCGCGATGCCGATGAGCCGACCCGCGTTGACGATCACGTCGTGCAAGATGTCGGGCGAGATGTATTCGGGCAAGTTGACCAGGAGGTCGAACGTCGCCGTCCACCCCGCCTTGATTGCCGGTCGCACCCGCGTGATGCCCTGACGTTGCACGGGAGCGCGACAGGCGTGTTCGTAGTGCCAGTCCTTAATGCCGAGCGTTGCCAGCTCCGTCAGCGGCAACACGCCCGCCTTGAATAGCTCCATCGCGCTCTTGCGCGGCGAGCGCGGGTCCTGTCGAAACTTCGCCGCGCCGCAAATCGACCCGGTCAGATAGTTGCCCGGCACCGCCAGCTCGCCGT